CCGTATGACCGTTCACGTCGTGAAGACCGTGAAGCTGGCCGTGACATTGGCTCCGTGGTTGAAGGCTTGAAGAACCGTATCGCCACTGCTGGTGAGCGCGGTAGCGCACTTCCTTTGAAGAGCACAAAAGCGGACAAGAACGAGTTTATGGGCGCTGGCATGAAAAAAGGCGGCTCTGTCAAAGGCTGGGGCATGGCTCGCGGCGCGCGCAAAGCAAAGACTTATTAAGGAAAAATCATGGCTACCAAAGCAAAACGTATTGAAGATATGTCAGAAGACGAGCTCACTCGTCGTTCTACCGAAGCCTATGACAAAGCTATGCCTAGCCCAGAACCCGGTGAACAAAAGCCACTGAAGAAAGCCAAAGGCGGTTCCGTCTCTGCGCGCGCTGATGGCTGCTGCACCAAGGGCAAAACTCGTGGAAAGATGTGCTAAATGTTGGCCAGCCGGGGCATGGGCGCTGTTAAAGCCTCCAAGATGCCTAAACCCAAGGCCATCAAAAAGCGTGACGGAGACTACCCAGTTGACGTCTACGCTGAAGGCGGCAAAGTAGGTTTGTACGCTAACATCAACGCCAAGCGTAAGCGTGGGGAAAAGATGCGCAAACCCGGTGCCAAAGGCGCGCCGACAGCCCAAGCATTTATTGACTCCGCAAAAACAGCAAAGAAGTAAACCATGGCAGTCACATCCGGCTCAACCTCATTCAACCTTGACCTAACCGAGCTGGTCGAGGAGGCGTTTGAACGCGCCGGGCGTGAACTGCGTTCGGGTTATGACCTACGCACAGCTCGCCGTAGCCTCAACATCATGTTCGCCGACTGGGCAAACCGTGGCATCAACATGTGGACGATCGAGCAAGGTCAGATTGACATGGTTCAAGGCCAGAGCACTTACGCCCTGCCCAACGACACAGTGGACTTGCTCGAACACGTTATCCGTACTCAAGCGGGTCAGACTTCTAACCAAGCTGACTTGACCATCACACGTATCAGCGTATCGACTTATGCGACCCTCCCAAACAAGCTTCAGCAGGCTCGTCCGATTCAGGTATGGGTCCAAAGGTTGGATGGACAGACTGCGGCGTCAATCACGACTCTTGCGAGTGGCATATCGGCTACTGACACAACGATTGCGCTGACATCGTCTCAGGGCTTGCCAGCGGCGGGTTTCATCAAGATTGACAACGAGACCATCAACTACACCGCAATCAGCGGCAACGACCTCACAGGTTGCTTCCGTGGGCAGAACGGCACTACTGCCGCTACTCATTCGACCGCAGCTCCTGTCTCTGTGCAGAACCTCCCCGCTGTGACTGTGTGGCCCACACCTGATGGCTCTCAGACATATCAGTTCGTTTACTGGCGTCTACGCCGTACCCAAGATGCGGGCGGCGGTGTGAACGTCATGGATGTGCCTTTCCGTTTCATCCCTTGTATGGCCGCTGGTTTGGCGTACTACATTGCTGGCAAGATTCCAGAAGGCTCTGAGCGCATCATGATGCTCAAACAGCAGTACGACGAGGCATGGGAATTGGCTGCTTATGAAGATCATGAGAAGGCCGCAATTCGCTTCGTACCGCGTCAGCAGTACGTAAACTAAAATGCTGTTATCACGTCTAGAAGCTAAACAAGCTGGCGTACCTAGGTATGTTGGAAAAGTATGCGCAAAACATCCGGAACTAGCGGGTGAGCGTTATGTAGCTTCTTATGGATGTATCACCTGCACGCTTAACGCAGTTAAAAAGAATCAAGCCGCTAACCCGGAAAAAGTTAGCCGACGCAACGCTGAGTACTGGGCAAAAAACAAACATACTCGAAAAGCGGGATACAGAATTTGGGTAGAAAACAACAAAGCTGTTCTTGCGGCCAAAAAACGATTGCACAGGGAAAAGAATATTGAAGCGCTTACTGAGAAGTACAAAGCGTATTACACTGAAAATTACCCTCGCATGTTAGCAAAACGAAACAAACAGCACGCCGACAAACTTGACCGAACCCCAAACTGGTTGACCAAAGACGACTATTGGATGATCGAACAAGCGTATGAGTTAGCTGCACTGCGTACCAAAATGCTTGGTTTTCAATGGCATGTTGACCATGCTTTACCCCTGCGCGGTAAACTAGTTTCCGGGCTGCACACCCCATACAATTTACAGGTAATCCCCGCAAAGGAAAATCTGCGGAAAGGTAACAGGGTGGAGTTAAATGGGTAACCGCTTCGCCAGTGGCAAATGGGCGATTGCTCAATGCGACCGTTGCGATCAGCGGTTCAAGTTGAAAGTCCTCAAGCGCGAGATCATCAAGACCAAGAACTACGAGCTCTTGGTGTGCCCAGAGTGCTGGGACCCTGACCAACCACAACTTCAGCTGGGTATGTATCCGGTTGATGATCCTCAAGGTTTGCGTAACCCACGCCCTGACCGTAGCTATGTAACGTCAGGCACAACGGGCTTGCAAATTCTGAACGGCAACAGCACTAGCACTCAGGAACAAGGTTTCCAAAGTGAGGGTAGCCGCAACATACAATGGGGCTGGAACCCTGTTGGTGGCGCGGCCTTAAATGACGACGGTTTAACGCCAAACTACTTGGCTTTATCTGTGGAAATTGGTACAGTCACCATATCAACGACGTAAGGAGTCGAACATGTCTTTCAAATCAGGAGCCGATGGCGTTACCAAAAAAGGTAAGACCGAAGGCAAAAATCTCGGCGATAGCGGCCCAACAGCAGCAGCTCAAAAAGGCAAAGGCGGCAAGGGTAGCAAAGGCGGCAAAACCGACGCGGACATGCTGAGCATGGGTCGTGGCATGGCTAAAGTTGCAAACCAAAAGCGAGGCTAATCATGGCTAAATTCAGTCAAAAAATGGGCGGTAAAGAAGTTGGCGCTGCCAGCGTCTACGCTAAGCCACACACAATGGACGGCAAGCCTCTCAAGGCTACGAAGAAGACCGACCCAAACACTTTGTCTGCCAAGCAAATCAGCCCACGCACAACCGCAATGCGCGTGAGTGGCGGTGATCCTGCTGCCGACGACGTCAAGACCACAGGCATTAAAATCCGTGGTACCGGTGCAGCAACCAAGGGCTTGCTCGCAAGAGGCCCAATGGCGTAAAACATGACCTACGACGAACTTTACGCAAACATTCAGGCGTACACGGAGAACACGTTCCCCGATACGTACCTTGCTAGTGGGGCAGCTGTGTCTACCCAGACACAGATTGATACCTTCATCAAGCAGGCGGAGCAGCGCATCTATAACACGGTGCAGTTCCCCTCTTTGCGTAAGAACGTCGAAGGTATTACTACCACGAACAACAAGTACCTCTCGTGCCCTAACGACTTTCTGGCGGTTTATTCACTGGCCGTGATCGACGCTACGGGCTCGTACGAGTTCTTGCTGAACAAAGACGTGAACTTCATCCGTCAGGCTTACCCACAACCAACGGATACGGCCATCCCAAAGTACTACGCTTTGTTTGGCCCAACAACTTCTGGCACCACAGTTACCAACGAGTTGACGTTTATCCTCGGCCCAACACCTGATGCTGCCTACGATGTAGAGCTCCACTATTACTACTACCCAACATCCATTGTGGATTCAGTTGACGGTCACACATGGTTGGGCGACAACTTCGACAGCGTGCTGTTGTATGGTTCTTTGGTTGAGGCGTACACCTTCATGAAGGGTGAGACCGACTTGATTACCTTGTACAACACTAAGTACAACGAAGCATTGGCTATGGCTAAACGTCTGGGTGATGGTATGGAGCGTCAAGACGCGTATCGTTCTGGCCAATTTAGACAGGCGGTGACCTAATGGCTATCGCACAAGGCGCGACCAACACATTCAAGGTTGGACTGCCATCAGGTACGTTCAACTTTAACTCTGGCTCGTTCAAGATTGCGCTGTACACCGGCGCGGCTTCGATTGGCCCAGACACAACCGCATACACCACCGATGGCGAAGTCGTAGCTTCTGGCTACACAGCAGGTGGAAACCCTCTTACCGTCACGCAAGCACCTACAATCGGTAACCAGACAGGCGATGCCACTGTATATCTGTCGTTCAGCAACGTAACTTGGACATCCTCGCTTACCGCTCGCGGCGCTTTGATCTACCAAGTAGGCGGCGGCAACCCGTCCGTCTGTGTGCTGGACTTTGGTGCAGACAAGACTTCGACAACAACTTTCACGGTGCAGTTCCCCGCTGCCACAAATACAGCGGCGATCATCCGCATTTCCTAACAGGAGCCAACCATGTTCAAAGACAAAGCCCACTCTACAGACACCGTTGCCGCAGGCTTGGTTGCTGGCACTCAAACAGCCGCTGGCGCTAAAGGCGGCGGCGTGTATCACGTCCAATGCTTGGATTCTGAAGGCAACCTCAAGTGGGAAGACACAGCGCATAACCTCGTGGTGAACGTAGGTCTGCAAGACATGAACACGAAGTATTTCCAAGGTAGCTCGTATACAGCTGCTTGGTACTTAGGTTTGGTGACTGGCCCCGGTTCTGCTACAACCTACGCCGCCGCTGATACGTTGGCTTCTCATGCTGGCTGGGCTGAATTTACCAACTACGCTGGCGCACGTAAGGCCGTTATTTTTGCTACAGCTACAACCGCTGACCCTTCTGTTATCGCTACATCCGCAGCATTGAGCTTCTCGATTAGCGGGGCGGGCGGCACTGTGGGAGGCGCGTTTTTGTGTACGGTCTCTAGCGGCACTTCTGGTGTATTGTTCTCCGAAGCTGACTTTCAGTCGCCCGGCGACCGCGTTGTTGTGTCTGGCGACACACTGAACGTGACTTACACATTCAGCCTCGACGCGGCTTAACGCGCAGGGAGGCCCTGTGCTCGGGTTCACCCCACTTGCTGTAGCCCCGCTGGCTGTTGCCAACGTCAACGCTTTTTATCTAGGTGAGATTGTTGAAGGGGCGACGGCTAACAATACGTCTATTGTGGCGGGGGCTATTTTTGCTTCGGCTATTGCGGAACTGTCTGCGGTGTACGAAAGTAGCTTTGTAGCGGCGTCTGACTTTAGCGCTGCTATAGAAGCGGCGGGTACTGGCGTTGACTCAGTTTCTGCGGCACCTGTTTTTGAGTGCGCGGTTGATGAAATTAGTACAGCGGAGGATTCCACATCCGTGGCCGCGTCTACCTTCAATGCACCTATTATTGAGTCCGTGTACGCAGTTGATGCGTTCTTGGCAGCGGCGGTGTTTATTGCTACAGTCCAAGGTAGTGCAACAGCCGCAGATCAAGTTGTTGCTAGGTTTTTGTGGGAGTTGATAGACGACTCTCAGAACCCCGGATGGACGACAATCAACGATGCCCAACCAACCACTTGGACGGTTATTGGCACAGACAATTAAAGGCACAACATGGCAATCGTTCTAAAAGATAGAGTCAAAGAGACCACCACAACCACAGGCACGTCAAACTTTGTGCTTGGGGGTTCGTCTTCTGGGTACCAAGCGTTTTCCGTGATTGGTGCCAACAATTTCACATACTATTGCTGTTTCGATCAGGCTTCAGGAGATTGGGAAGTTGGTTATGGCCAATACACCACCACGGCTGGCGGCACTTTGGTACGTACCACAGTTCTATCTAATAGCGCAGCAACAACAAGCAAGATTTCATTCGGCGCGGGGCCCAAGGATGTGTTTATCACATACCCCGCTGAGAAGGCTATCTACGAAGAAGCTACGGGCAACGTGCTGATTGACGGTGGCCCAATCACAGTGATCGGTAACGGCGTTACTGGGTACACCAGCTTTTCTGCGGTCCTCGCTGAGTTGTACGGTAATGTGAATTCATTTGCGCAGTTGTATGCGCAAAACGTAAATGACGGCTCCTCGGCATCCGCTGACCTTGTTGCCTATAACGACGAAGGTGACGGCCTAACAAACTTTGTGGACATGGGCATCAACAGCTCAAACTACACATCAGTTGATTACCCAATCTTCACGCCTAGCTCTGCCTACTTGTTCAACGACGGCGGTGAGATGTTTGTCGGTAGTGCTACTGACGATTTGGTGTTCTTTGCTGGCGGCGTTGATGTGGCTGATGAGGCTGTTCGTATTGACAAGACCACAAAAGCTCTGACAACGGTAGGTGACGTAAACGTAGGCGCAGTTCTGGATGTGACCGGTGCTGCTACGTTTGGCTCTACAGTGCTGTTGAACGCAGACCCCACTCTTGCTTTACAAGCCGCTACCAAAGCTTACGTAGATACCGCTGTGTCTACCGGACTGCACGTACACACACCCGTGTTGGTTGCAACCACAGGCAACTTGACTTCCACATATAGCAACGGTACCGCTGGTGTTGGCGCTACGTTGACAAACTCTGGGGCACAAGCGGCGCTGGCAATTGACGGCGTTAATATGTCAACCAACGACCGCGTGCTGGTATGGCAGCAAACCGCACCCGCGCAAAATGGTGTGTATGTTGTTACCACGGTGGGTTCTGGCGCTACGAACTGGGTGTTGACCCGCTCTTCTGATGCGGACACATATTCTCCAGCTGACACAGGCGGTCTGGGCGGCGGTGATTACTTCTACGTGCAGTCGGGCAGTACCGGCGCGGGTGACTCGTATATTTGTACCAACGACGGCACGATTACATTTGGCACAACAGCCATCACATTCTCTCAGTTCAGTGGTGCGATCACCTATGTTGGTGGTACGAACATCAACGTCACAGGCCAGACAATTTCTCTGACCGGTACGGTTGCAGCTACCAACGGCGGCACAGGCACGGCTACGGTGACGACAGGCGATCTGCTGTACGGCTCAGGCACAAACACATGGGGTAAGTTGGCTGCTGGCGTGGCTTACAAGTCTTTGGTGATGAACGCTGGCGGTACAAACGTCGAGTGGAACGCGGTTGCCTTGAACCAATCAGGCGCTGTGTCTGGCGCACTCCCCGCTACAAACGGTGGTACAGGCCAGTCTGCGTACGCAGTTGGCGACACTTTGTATTCTGATGCAACAAACTCCGTTGCTCGTTTGGCGGGCAACACAACCACAACCAAGAAGTTCTTGGGGCAGACAGGTACAGGCTCAGGCTCTGCGGCCCCAGTGTGGCAACAACCCGCTGCGACTGACATTACAGGCTTGGCGGCTTCAGCTACAACGGATACAACCAATGCAAGCAACATCTCATCGGGAACCCTTGGCACTGCGCGACTGTCTGGCAGCTATACGGGTATTACCGGAGTTGGTACTATCACTGCGGGTACTTGGAACGGCAGCGTTATTGGTGCTACTTATGGTGGCACTGGGCAAACTTCTTACGCTGTGGGGGACTTGGTGTATGCGAGTACAACAACTGCACTGTCCAAACTGGCTGACGTAGCGGTAGGTAACGCGCTTATTTCTGGTGGTGTAGGTTCAGCCCCCAGCTACGGCAAGATTGGTCTGGCTACGCACGTTGATGGAACGCTTCCAATCGCCAACGGTGGTACGGGTAATACATCCGGTCAAGCTGCGTCTGTGGCTAGCTTGCTCACAATCAACAGTGGTGGTGCTGGTTCCGCTTCTGGGTCGACTTATAACGGCTCTGCTGGAATCACCATTTCCTACAACTCGATTGGCGCTCAACCTACGTTGGTCAGCGGTACAAACATTAAAACGGTGAACAGCGCCTCGTTGCTGGGTTCCGGGGATGTTGCAGTCCAAGCTACGCTGGTCAGTGGCACAAACATTAAGACAGTTAACAGCACTTCAATTCTTGGTTCTGGCAACCTTACAGTTTCCGCCTCCCCTGCTGGCTCCACTAACCAAGTGCAATACAACTCAGCTGGCTCGTTTGCGGGGTCTACCAACTTAACATTCGACGGCACAAACTTGACCTGCGGCGGTACGGTAACGGCCAACTCAGATGAGACCCTGAAGACCAACTGGCGCGACCTTCCCGCCGACTTCATCGCGCAGCTAGCCAAAGTGAAGCACGGTACTTATGACCGTGTGGATATGGAGCTGACTCAGGACGGTGTGTCTGCGCAGTCTTTGCAAACCTTGTTGCCAAACTCAGTCCTTACGGGCGAAGACGGCAAGCTCTCTGTGGCCTACGGCAACGCCGCTTTGGTCGCTGCTATCGCACTTGCGGAGCGCGTTGTACAACTCGAAGCAATCGTGGCAAAATTGACCCAAGGAAAATAATCCATGTCTAGTACCTACTCACCCGATCTGCGCATCGAACTCATCGGCACTGGCGACCAAGCCGGTGTCTGGGGTAACACGACCAACACAAACCTGAGCGCGGTACTCGAAGCTGCTATTGCGGGCTACACCTCAGTCAGCGTAGCTGCGGCTAACCAAGCGTTCACAGCGTTCAACGGTTCGGCAGACGAAGCTCGATACGCGGCTATCGCCTTGACCACAGTTACCAGCGCAAACTTCGCCGTCTACGCACCCCCAGCATCCAAGCTGTACGTCCTTTACAACGCTTCCAGTTACGTCGCTACCATCTACAACTCCACCGTGATTGGTAACACAACTGCGGCTGGTACGGGCGTGGCTATCCCTGCTGGCAAGACAATGACGGTGTGGAGTGACGGAACAAACTTCGCCCAGCAAAACACGCACTTAACTTCCCCCACGTTGACTTCCCCCACGTTGACTTCCCCTACTGTGACAGGCACAGCGGTGTTGACCGGCGCTTCTGTTACTGCGGGTACATTCAATAGCCCCACCTTGGTTACTCCGGCACTGGGTACACCTGCTTCTGGCACGCTGACAAACGCGACTGGGCTTCCTGTTGCCACAGGTATTTCTGGTTTGGGTACAGGTGTGGCTACTTTCTTGGCTACTCCCTCATCGGCTAACTTAGCTGCGGCAGTGACTGATGAGACCGGCTCCGGTGCTTTGGTGTTTGCTACTAGCCCCACATTGGTCACACCTGCTTTGGGCACACCGGCTTCTGGTGTTTTGACGAACTGTACTGGTACAGCATCTGGTTTAACCGCAGGTACGGCGACAAACGCGGTTAACCTTGTAACAACCAACTTTTCAATTGTTGAATCCGGCGGTAAGCTCGTGTTCAAGTACGGCGCTACTACAATCGCGTCAATGGATTCATCCGGCAACATCATTACCATCGGCGAAGTTACCGCTGGCGGCACACCATAAGGAGTAAATCATGGCAACACTTACAGCAGCAGGAATTAACTGCTCAAACGGGACGTTAGATGGGCAGTACACAGGAACATCTGCTGTCAATACTACCTTCCCTATTGGTACATATCTGTTTTGCCAGTCAGGCCCTGCAGGCGGTGCAGTAGGTGCTGTTTATGTAAACTCCACAATGCCGTATGTAAAGGTTTATACCGCTGCCGTAAGTCTAAACCAAAGTGCTTTCTATACTAGTTCTCAAGCATCTGTTTCTGGCTTTTCTAATTTGTCGGGTACTTGGCGCTTAAGAGGCTCTATTAGTCATGACGATTATAACGTTGTTGTGTACGGCGGTCTTGTTCAACGAGTGGCTTAACTAGGAGTTATATATGGCAACAATTATGGGCGTTACTTTTGGCAAAATTAAGAATGTCAAGCAGGACTGCGTTGAAGTTGGCGTTTATTACGCCGATGTGGAGTTATCAATCCAAGAGGGGTTCCCTATGGAGTGGTGCCAATACACTGCTCGCTCGGACGACCGCGCACTTACGGGTAAATGGGTTTACCAACAAATCATTGATGGTAATTTTGATGGTGAAATTACTCTTACAGAACTTACCGTTAAGAAACCCCCGCAAAACGCTATCCCAGCTACAGACATAGGGGGTAACTAATGGTTAATCAACCCGAAGTCCAACTCGGCTGCGTGGCTAACCTCTTCAGCCGCATGATGGTGTTCAAAGACGTTGGTGATACCGAGATCGGGCATACACATCAATTCGACCATTTGACGCTTCTGGCGTCTGGCAAATTGCTGGTAACGGTAGAGGGTGAGCGAACAGAGTTTGTAGCGCCACACATGATCTACATCCGCGCCGACAAGATGCATGAGCTAGTTGCGCTCGAACCAAACACGGTGGCTTACTGCATCCACGCACTGCGGGATAAAGAAAACCCAGACACCATCATCGACCCTTCGATGATTCCAAAAGGCGTAAACGCTTTCTTTGATGGTTTAGCAGCGCCGGTAGTCTGTACCTAAGGTGTGGACCCAATCAGTCTTCTCCTCATGGCGCAAAGCGCAGTCGGTGCTATCCGCGCTGGCTGTCAAATGCTCAGTGAAGGGAAGGCTGAAATTGGCAAGTTCAAAAAGCAAGTTGAAGGTGGCGTCGCTGATGCTAAAGCTCTGTACAAAGAAGTCACAGGTCTATGGGCTTGGCTCACAGGACTCTTTGGTGGACAAGTACAGAAACCGGCTAATCCGATGGTATCTGGAGAACAAACCAAACCAGACGTTGCACCAAGACCGGCACCAGCCAGACCTTCCAAAGTAGCTTGGCCGACGACACCACGCATGGTGGG